GGGAACAGCGCCATCTGCAACTTAGATGCGAGGTTCTGGACCCCTACAGCCGAGATGGATGAGTAGGGGGTGCTGATACGGGTACTCTCGTTGGCCCCTTCCTCCATGAGGATCGAAGGGATCGTTACAGCGGAGAATGCACGCGCTCTATCGAGGTACACATTGCGCTGGCCTGTGAGCTTTTGGTAGATGGCTTTACAGTTGCCTAGCATTATTTGCTACCTCGTTTGTCATTTGTGATGCCGTAGACCGGACTGACCTTCCTAATTGGAGGCGCACCGGGAGTGACTGAGTTCTGAATACCTGCGATGCCACTTGAGGAGACACCTACGGAGGGGAGACCACTCTTGATGGCTGAGGACGCACGGTCCTTGTCCAGTGGGTTACGCAAGGTCTGCTCACCCGCTTTTGACTTCCTTACTTCCAGACGCTTTGTGGACTGGTAGTTCTCCGTCGTCGTCACCGGCTCTGGGGCCGTAGGCGTGAAGACAGGGAGGGAGGTGATACTATCAGCAAGGGTGTCAGCCTGAGCAGCAACCGTGATGGGCTTGGCAGAGGCAATCGGAGAGGAACCACTAAAGTTCCCTCTCGACCGGTAGCTTGTACTCTGCTGGTAGGTAGGCCGCTGGATGCCTTGGGGGTTAGCCGCAGGGCGGAAGGCGGTGCTACTTGTGTTACGAGCAGGAGGCTGGACGGCAGGGGTAGGCTGTTGTGCCTGCTCCCCACGACCTCTACCGCCAAACGCAACGGCTAGACCAGTAACCGCAGCACCCAGAAGCAGTCCGCCAGCGATGCCGAGATACGGAATAGCCATGTTTTACTCCACGTTGTTTTGTTGATTGAACAGTCCTTGGAGGACATTAATCACGTGCTGGGTTCCCTGAGCCTTCCGAACAGTACCAATATCGATGTCATCTCGCGTTGGTAGCGTGTTAGGGAAAGTCTTGGTTAGGAAATCCAGTAACTCTTTACTAATGAAGGGTTCTTTCATGATTGGGTTCCAATTAGTGCTTCATTTATCGGACGGGACAAGCGCCGGTAGCGCAGTCTGGATCATCTAATTCATCAAGGACGTCGGTGGCAGAAAGATTTACTTCGCTAAGAGTAGCTTCGTATTCCTCGTATTCTTCCTGAGTGATGACTTCCTGAGGCAGGTAGGGGTAGCCTAAGTCCTCAGCGGTCTTGGTCGGGTCGTTGCGGAAGATCCAGCTAACACCTACGTAGGTATCCCAGTTCTCCAGCAGCCACTTGAGGATGTCCTTGACCTCTGTAGGGTCGTAGGAGATCGTCACCGAACAGTTGTGATCGACGTAGTTGTCCATCATCAGCTTGTAACGCTCGAGCTGCTTAACGGCGCTCTCAAGGTTCACGTGCTTACCGTCAACGATGTCGAAGTCCACAGTGTCCCACACAACGGGGAAGCTGAAGATAACTGCATCAGCAGGGGAGTACGGGTCGGGGAAGTTACGGTAACCAGCTTCTTTAAGGCGGGGTACCAGAGGGTCGTTGATCGAGAACTTTACGTTGTTAATCAGGTACTTACCGAGAGGCTTGTGTACGCCCTCAGTTGTACTCATGACCTTGGACAGGGTACCCGATGGCTTGATCGTGGTGATCGCCTTGGAACGTGGAAGACCCAGTTCGTCAGCCATCTCATGAGCAGCATCATGTGCAGCCGCACGGAGAGCCTGAAGGTACTCAGCGCTGGGGTTAGCAGCAGCGATGCCGGTGATTCCAACACCCATCAGGCGTAGGTAGTCATTGCTCTCATCCCAACCGGGCTGGAGAACACCGTCTTTAAAACTTACACATGTCTGACGGTAGTTAGCTCGGGATACCAATCGGACAACCTTGAGGATCGTAGGGTTCTTTAACGAGAATTTGCTGAGGTCAATCTCTACTAGGTTGCAAAAACTTGTATCCCCCAACATGATCTCGGCGCAAGGGTTCACACCTTTAAACCACGGGGCACGCTTCTTAGCCGCAGCGCCGTTGATGAAACCCGGCTCAGAGCCACCAGCTTCGATCATCTTTGCGAAAACACCTTCCAACTCTAGGCGGGAGGGCTTGTCCCAAAAGACTACGGAGTTGTTAGACTGACCACGCCACGGGCGGTCGATGTAGTGATCTTTCTTGGCCTCGATGAAGTCGTGAGCCATCTCGTTATCGATGTCCAGAAGAGCAATCTCAGCCGAACGACGGGATGACAGAGTGGTACCTAAAAGGTTAAGCAAGTCAAGAATATCTATCTCGTTCAACAGGTTACCATTTCTGTTGTTCAGTACGCCAGCAATCTTTTCGTAAGCGTCAGCGAGTGTGCCGTCGCCCGAACTGATCCAGCCGTAGCCAGACAAACGCTCACCACCGGGGCGGATCTCAGAGAAGTCGATAAGCAGCTTCTCAGCATCCGCTGGGAGTGTCAGGAGCTTGCCGATTGACTTGGCCCATGCCTCAGCGCTGTCGCCTACGGAGAGCGTGTATGCTCCCTTCCCCGGTAAGCTCAGAAGTTTTGTATTCTCGCGACCACCTTTGGTAAGCCGGTGAGAGCGTTGGATCTCTACAGCTACCGGCTTGTGGAAGCCACGTAGTACGCCAACAGCAGGGGAGAATCCTACGCCACAGCCCTGAAGCAGCAGCCAGAAGGCGTCAACGACATCAGAAGGTGTGCGAACCGTGTTGAAGGAGCAGTTGAACTGGGAAGCCTCACGGGTCTTCGCCACGTCTGTACCACCCAGCCACCGTGTGCGTCCGCTAGGGGAAGCCTCGAGGGAGTAGAATATGTCGTAGAGTTCGTCTAGTTCGTCCATCTCTTCGCTGTTGAGGCCACGGCCTAAGGCACGTTCCCACAGCCACTGTTGGTGCTGGATGATACGATCAGTGGTCTGTTCTAGTGTTTCGAATACGCCTGCTTCTTCATCAAGTGGACGTGAGTAAGTGCGTCGGTGAACGATCTCCGACCGAGTGTCTGCAAATGACAATTTATCTTTACCTATAGAAGTTTTGGTTCAGGAGAACGACAATGGGAAGACCGCCGGGATCTAGATCCCAGAAGTAGCGGGTTCTCATGTAAGTGTTGTTGGGAGGGCCTGTGACGCCGCCGTTTCGTGTCACCACGACGTACACACCTAACTCAGGGGATGAGCTATCGATGTACTCTTCGGTGAACGTGTAGTCAGAGGTGATGTCTTGGTTTAGGCCGAGGTCACGATATGTGTTGTACTTCTCAGTGACTTGTACCTCCCAATCGTACGGAAGGCCGCTGCCGTCACTCATAGTTACAATTACACCCTGAGAGGCCTCGTAGTAACCATACACATCCAGCGGTGGTAGCTGAGTGGTCGTGAGAGAAGTCCTGTCCTGCCCTGAGCCGTTACGTACCACCGTAGTGATCTCGTAGCAGCCGTAGGTGGGCAGTGTGTTACCTAAGCGGTAACCAAAGTTAATTGGATCGTGGAGGCTCGTGTTAGCTGCGAGGGTTGTCACCCCGTGCCCTGAAGCCACGTTGTCCGTAGTGCTGTAGAAGCTGCAGTTAATGGTCATCCCGTGAGGCACGCCACTAAAGCTAGGCGCTACGGGGTTGGACCCGTTGCCGTACACTCTTAGCTTTGGAGATGCTGTATCTACATCGTTGATTGCAGCGTCATAATATGTGGACCAGTCAATACCAGCGTTGGTGTCGGCGTACTTGTCGTAGGTTACCTCAAGATCCACCGTCATACCCGGTGTTAGCTGGCCAGAGGTGAAGGCAATCTGTACAGCGCTGCTCACGTTGGCGTTGGTTGAGGTAATCCCGTTGAAGTACCCGCCGGGACCCTGAGCGGGGCGAGTGATGGAGTAACCCATAGGGGCGACGTTACCGTTAGCCTGCCGCACGATCACGTTGATGGTCTTAACAGGGTACTGGTAGGATCTATATTCATGAGTGTCGTTTACCCATGAGTAGCCGTTTACGTTCGTGAATGCCTTGGGGTTGTGCCCCGAGAGGTTGTTGTTGAACGTGTAGACTGCGTACGGCCATATAACCGTACCGTCCAACTCGCAGCCCTTAGGTGCCCCTGCGAACCTGCCGGGGTTAGCTTTCTTGGAGATGTTTACCTTAGGGTTAGCTGAGGAGGTACCTGCGGTGTAGCTGATGTTGTAGAGGTTGGTTACGTCAATGTTTGCGTTACGGTCGTCAAACGTCTGAATGTCGAACTCAAAGTCGATGCGGGTGCCCGAGCTGAACGGTAGACCGCCGGGGGTTCTCACGGTGATTACATTGGATCCGCCGTGTATAGCCTTCTCTGCTGAGTTCCACACGTATCCTCCATCCACAGAGCGTGGGGACGGCTTGATCAGTGTGTAGTTCATTGTTCCACCGGTGATGGCGGACGTGACTGTTACTCGGATGTCAGAGCAGCGTGCTGATACGTCAAAGCTCTGATACAGAAACGATCCATATTCATCTTCGTCATGGCCGGGGCCGTAGTCGTTCACCGAGTTTTCATTAATCGTGAAACCAGTCGAGGATCCAAGACATATCACTGTCGCTGTGCGGGTCTCACGGTATGCGAGATTTCGGTCTTGGATGATCCTTGTCTCACCACCGATAGCAGCGCTGGTAACGGTATTACTAGGCTGACCTACTAGGTCGATGGTTGTCACCGTGTGGCTGTTAGAGGTGATGTCCCACGTACGCTCTGTGCCTACGTCCCTAGTCGTAGTCGCAGTGGGGTTCTGAAGGGTGTAGGGGCTGGTTACAGTAAAGGTGATGGGTGTTGTTGTGTCGTAGGTGTAGCCGTTAGGAGCAGGTGTCAGGGAGTACCACGAGGGATCTGTAGAGCCGAAGCTAATGTCCTGCCCGGTGAAGTCGTCGTTGGTTTCAATATAGTCAACCGGGTATGTCTGAGTGTACGTCGCATTAGTGATGCCATAGTCCGATACAATCTCTTGCAGGTCGTATGTAGGAAGACGGTAAGGGTCCCAACCAAAGGCTTTCTCGAGGACAAAGTAAGGCGACCCATTGTTTGCCACGGGGTCCCACACGTCCTCTACACCAAAGGCGGGTTGGGTAAGGTCAGCGCCTACGCGACCACGATAAAAAGCCATGCTTTGCATCCTTAGATTAAAGGGAGAGGGGCGCTTGGCCCCTCAGGTTAAAATAGGTCGTCTAAGTTTGGTTTCTCGTAGTTAGGTCCTTTGAGAACCTTGCCATCTTCTCGGTAGATAGGCTTACCGTTGTCATCGAGTTTACTCATGTTGGAGGCGTGGACACGGTTGAACGCTGGCTCCAAAGGGAGGTTCAGTTGCTCAGCGGTGCCATAGACGACGTAGAGTAGGTCAGCGAGTTCTTTAGTAAGTGCGACCTTGTTCAGGACAGGCCGTTCTAACTCGTCATAGACCTCACCAGCTTCCTCCATGATTAGACGTTGGCGGAGCCTGATGATCTCATCCTCTTTGGAGGCGTCGAATACTTGGTCCATCGCAGTCATGAAGGCAGCGACGTGTTGCTGTTTGGTAATATGATGGGTCATTCGTCATCTCCTTGTGCATGGCGTAAGATGGTCTCTGCGATCCTCCAGTAGGCGTCAGAGGCTTCTTTCTCACCGTTATCAGCGGCTTGGAGGGACAGCTTACGGAACTTGGCTGCGTCAGCTTTTAGCTCTAGGTTAGTCATCTTCGTCTACTCCTCCAGTGAACAGCTCGATCATCCCAAGGACCATGCCTAGCATCGTCTGTGAGATAGCGAGGGTAAGCCCCAGAACAACGCCGACGCCGACGATTATGAATGGAGCGATAAGGCCGCACAGAGCGGCTAACTTGAGGGTTTCCATGATCATTGAGAAGCCAGTCCAAGCAGGGCTAGGCCAAACATCAGACCAATGAGTACAACCATCGAAATTTGAGGGCCATCCATCATAAGATTTCCTCACCTTTGATCAGGTTGATGCGCATTTCGGCGTACCTGATTACCTTCTGGAGATCGATGATGGCACTCTCCTCGAGGGAGCGACCTTCGTAGGTCTTGTGCCCTGCTCGAAGGCAGTATTTCACAATATTCCCACTGGCAAAGTCGAGGCCGTTCTTCATAGAGAATGTCACGGGTTCAATTTTGTACCGGGTGTAGTGGGACGGCTGGTTTACGATTTCGGTGGTGTCCATAGTTTGATCTCTCCTTCTACAAAGTCAGTGTTACGCAGGATGCGAGCGCATCTAGCTTGGATGAGTGCGTCGTCTTCAGTGAGGCCTTTGGCTTCGTAAGCCCGAACCACCTGATCCCACAGGTCAGCCAAGGGACGCTCACCGGGTTCGCCAAGCATGTCAGCGGCACGCTTCTTGCCAATGCTGGGGAGACCGGGGTAGCCGTCAGTGGTGTCGCCAGTCAGCGTCTGCATCATCCAGTACCAGTCAGCTACAGCCTCGTGTTGAGGGAAGAAGAAGCGCTCATCATTGGACCAGAGGTTTGCAGGAAGTGTCTGCATATCTTTGTCTGCCGAGTAGATGCCTGTACTATCATCACCTGTTGCAATGATGCCGA